AAGTTCTTTCTTTAAGATTCAAGAATTTGGTGGACCAGATCCAGGCAGACACTCTGCTACAACTTCTTCTCACATGAGAGAACTGGATATGTCTAACCATGCATTACAATTCCAAGGGGGACTATATAACCAAGAAGCAAACGTTTCTTACTTAAGTGGTTCATGGGATAATGCCGATGGAATACAAACTGTAGAATTCAGATTCAAAACTAATTATCAAAATTCTCAATCTCTATTCATAACCTCTCAAAACCCAATGGACGGAGCTCAGGCAAGGTCTGGTGTATTCCTTATACCTTCAAAATCGGCAGGAGAACCCGATACAGAATATGCATATGTTAAATATTTCTCTGCTGATACTAATGCAGACACAACCTATAAATCTGGTTCACTTGGTAAACTTCCAATATTAGATAATGATTGGTGGAATCTAGCACTTGTAAATGATGATGAGGGTAAAAAGATAAAGCTGATTTGCCAAAAAGCTCCAGATCACGCACATGGTAATATAACACATAGAGATTCTATAGAAATAGATTACCTTGACACCGATCAATCTTATGGTTGGGGTCACGGTGCAGTTGATGAATGGTCCTTTGGGCACAAAGAAGCTATATGGAATGATATGTATTCAGGATCTGCTGATGAAAATTCAATAGTAGCACATCATCTCCTAGACTTCTTCTCGGGGAGCTTACAAGAATTGAGATTCTGGGCAAACGAATTGGACGATAATTCAATAGACTTACATTCAAAATCTCCAACTTCTATATATGGTAATTCTTATTCCGGTTCATTTGAGGATCTTGTACTTAGACTTCCATTAGGAACGGACAATAATATAGATCACAATACAGCATCGATAAATACCTTTACTTCAACACACCCAGATCAAACGAAAACTGGTATATCAACTCAAACTGTTTATATGTCTGGTTCATTTGAATGGGAAGAAGAACATGAAACGTATTTTGTTCAAACGCCTAATTCATTTGGTTTAAGGTCTATATCGAATAAGATACGAATAGAGGATAATACGGTAAATGGTATGCTGGACCCAGCAGATTCTCAAGAATCTTCTTCAGCTGATACAAACCCGATAGACTTAGCAGATTTATATGTATCTGTCTCTCCACAAGATGATTTAGATTTAGATATAGGATTACAATTTGGCGATATCAACATGGATAATTATGTTGGAGATCCAAGAGAAGCAAGAAGTACAGCTTATTCTCAATTGAGAAAGCTTAGAGATGATTACTTCAAAAAATTCAATGGCGTTCAAAAAATACAAGCTTATGTGAAAACTCTGAGATACATCAATACAGCATTATTCCAACAAATAGATTCTATGCTTCCGGCTAGAGGTACAAACGTAGTTGGTATGATGATAAAACCAACATTGCTTGAAAGATCAAAGGTTGCATTAGAACCTTCATTCTCATTCCAGGAAAATCAGTATCTTGGAAAGACTGGTCAAAGCTTACAGAACTTTGAAAATTATACACAAAGTATAGATTGCTTTAACGAGGACACTCTTAAGACCTCAGATGACTATGATGCAATGGAATATATATTTGATCATGATGGAACATATGCTTCACAATGGTTTTCAACTTTAACGGACACTGTTAAAACAGAAGCTGGAACAGAACCGAATAGATATGTATTTAATATAGCAAGGATAAATCAAGATGGTACTGGAAGAGATGATAATTTAGATGGGTCACAATTAACTATGTCTATGGCAGCTATAATGCCTCAAGCATATGATCAACCAACGCACAATAGCTATTATAAAACGATATATCAATACAGCTCATCTTTGAGTCAATCTTTACATAAATGGTACTCTTCTTCATTTGAACCAACTCAGATTGTACAACAGGATGTGTTTTTAGGTTTCAACAATTCTTTTGTCAGAGGTTGTAAAATGACTTCTGATGACTTTAACGTTGATAGCCCGGACACAATAGACGGTGGCCCAGTAGTAGAATTTATAGAAGGGAACCCGAATACGCTAATAAGTAAGAACCCAGGCTTATCTGGAGACCTATTAGTTAGATAAAATTAAAGAACTTAGATATTTATTAGTATAAAAAGAATAGAGGAAATACAATGGGATACTTAGACAATACCAGTTTAACAGTAGATGCAATCCTTACAAAGAAAGGAAGACAGCTGTTATCAGAAGGTGCGTTAGAAATAACAAAATTTGCCTTAGCTGACGATGAAATAGATTATAGATTATGGGATTCTGCTCACTCGCTGGGTACGAATTATTATGGTCAAGCAATTGAATCTATGCCATTGCTAGAAGCTTTTGCAAATGAAAATCAAATGATGAGATATAAACTTATCAGTTTACCAAAGAATACTACAAAGTTACCTTTGGTTCAAGCTGGTACAACATCTATATCACATGCAAGACCAGGATTAAGAACTACAATTACTCCTAACACAGTAAATATATCAAACGGAAATAGATCGGCAGGTTATACTTGTATATTATCTAACTCTGCAATAGCATCACTAGCCGTAGCACCAGGTGGTAAAGTTGATCAAGAATCTACATTCTCAGCAATTGGCGATGATGCTGCAACAGCAGTTTCAGTAGTAGGAACTAGATTCGTATTAACAGCAAAAACTGTAACAGTTGATACTACTACAACTATAACAATAGTTGGTAATGAAACTGGAGGTTCAGTAACCATACCTTATACAGTTAAGAAAGATCCTGAATTGGATATAGTAACTAGCGCATAAGAGGAATAAAAAATGGCAGTAAGAAGATCACGATTAAATAAAAGAGCCCTATGGGAAGCAAGATCTCGTAGAAGGTTTAGAGGTATAACGACAAAAACATTTAATAGATTTGATGATGAAGATATTATCGAATCTGATGTAGCGAAGTCTATTACTTCTGCACTATGGTCAGAAAATACAAGTACGCTAACAACGTTCTTTACAAGCTCAACTCAAACTGCATCTGCAGCTGGAGCATATCAATATGAAGTATATTCTTCTAACCCGCAAACAAATGCATCAGCATCTGTACAATTTAATATTGCTTGGGGACATTATGCTGGTTCTGGTTCATCAACTGGTTCAGGCGCTTCTGATCAAGGTAACACACCTTCAAAAGCAGTTTACACTGCATTTGCAAATCAATTACTTGCAGCAGGAGATGATAAATTCACAATAGATTCTGTTGATCAAGACTTTATGTATTTCTTATGTGTAGGAAGAGAAAGATTCAAAGAAAAAATGAATCCAAACGGTTGGCAACTTAATTTAGATTGTGGCTCAAACACTTGTCACTTAATCGATGACAGTAGATATAATTCTGAAGGAAGTACAAACGGAAACAGAGTATATAATATTATATCTGGTACATTAGCAGCTGGTCAATCTAATACAACTACAAAGCACGGTTTATTCTACCCAGACTTAGGTATAGTAGCACTTGCTCATAAGACAATTAATGATGCTGCAACTCTTGGAGATATCGGAGATCCTTCACCTGATAATTTATGTGCAGCCGGAACTTATACTGATCAAGTAAAAGCTTTCTATACTGCAATGACAAGTTCAGATGGTTCTTATTTCCAAGGAAGAGCAGAAGAAGATATTTCTTCAACGCATTATTTCGTAAGAGTTAAGAATTCAGAATATAATTTTTCAAATAATCCAACATTTTCAAACACAGTTGGAACTTTACAAAATTCATCGATGGTAGGCGATCCTTCTGTTTACATTACAACAGTTGGTTTATACAATGACGAGAATGAATTAGTAGCTACAGCAAAATTAAGCAAACCTCTATTAAAGACTTTTGCAAGAGAAGCTACTATTAGAGTAAAACTTGATTACTAACAGGTACAGGCTATGATATGTCAGAGATATTCAAAACATTCAAAGGCGGTGAAAAAAAGATCACTCCAACTATTACTCATAAAGAATGGGTAGTAGATAAGGAAAATTCTGCTAGTTTAGGGGTTGAATATTTATCTGGTATTGCTTATGATCACAAAGCTGCTCTGACGCACTCATACCAATTCAACACTTCAGATGATGTAATCGGGGGGGCAGTATCTACTCCAATAGTTGCCCACAGCGGTAGAGAATTTTACCCGTATACAATTCATAAAAGTATAGAGCACTTGTATTATGGGTTGAACGATAATCCGTTCGATTCTTTTTGCAATGATGCACCGCACTTAATGAATAAGAATTTGGGTGGAATTACAAAAGTTCTATCCGTACCATCTTCAATCTATGGTGAAAAGATACATCCTGGTACTTTAGAAATAAGCAGTTCAATTTGGGTACTTAATGATGATGGAAAAGGAAACCTAAGAGATCTAGCTGATACATCTGGTTCTACTGCATCCGCAACACTAACCTCATCTTTATTCTATGCAGACTTTACAGATTACTGGAAATATACAGGAGGAGTTTCAGAAGACCAATATAGACAGACGCTAATTGCAACTAGTTCTACTTTTGTAGAATCAGCAGGTAATTATAAAGCAAGCTGCTATAATGTTTACTGGAAGGGAGGAATCAACCCTCCAACGAATGGTGCAACTAGAGGAGAGATTATATTCCATGGTTCTCATAGTTTACAAGAAACTAATTCTATAGACAATCCATCCGATAGTTCTTTTGTTAGAATAGATGGTACTAAAGATATGGATCTAGAATCTGATTGGGCAATATCTCTATGGGTTAAGATCCCGCCGTCTCAATCTGTATCTGAAAGTTACTCTGGTCATTGGGATTACTTGAATGGTACTAATTCTAGAATTACAAGAAAAATATCTACAGCCAGGGAAAGACATACAATTCTAACCACTAGAGAATGGTGGGGAAATAATTGTCCAATATCATTAGAAGTAATAAATAGTCTATCTGGTGATGCAGGTAAACTAAGAGTTACCTATAAATCTAAAACCGAAGGTTGGACTAATAATCTTACTTCAACAAACACCTTTAACGATGGGGCTTGGCATCATATACTTATGACTGCCGGGGGTGGAACATGTTATCTAATAGTAGATGGAACAACTGAAGACAGCGATGCTTATATCCCGTCTCATCTTAATACACGGTGGCCAGTAGATATGCATCTGGGAGCAAGACCTTATAATTATAAACAAAGGTATATGCACAAGGATCATCAAAAGTGGTACAACCAAAAAGATCAGAAAAATTATATAGACCCATTCTCCGGTTCAATCTCTTCTGTAAGAATTTATGATGAATTTATCAATCCTACAAACACGGAATTGATAAAGTGTGTAAGTGCAAGCGTAGACCAAGATAATTGCGTAGGTAACGTTTTTTATGAGCATGGAATTGCAACTATAAATTTACCGAATAATAGCGATGGAGTAGACTATCAAGCTAATTGGCCTAACGAACATTCTAAAATAACGTTCAAGGGTACTCACCCGATTAAAGAACATATTTACATTTGCAATATACTAGATGGAGAATTTAATGCAACATATAATCCTACAGCTAGAGAAAAATACGACGAAAGAAACGACAACTTACAAGCATATACAACTCATTCAGAATTTAATCCTTATGTTACAACTATAGGTTTATATAATGATCACCATGAATTATTAGCTATAGGAAAGTTAGCTCAACCTATAAAGAATCAAGATAATTATGATAATACGTTTCAAATAAGATTTGATACAACAATATAAAAATGAGTCACTGGTTATACGATAATAAAATATTAGATGAAGCGCCCGACGGAGCTTTTGGTTTTGTTTATTTAATTACAAATGTAAAAAGCGGAAAGATGTATATCGGAAGAAAATACTTCGGTAAAACTAGGCGCGTTAAAAAGAAGGGCAGTAAAAGACGAAGGGTTATAAGAAAGGATTCAGACTGGAGAACTTATATAGGAAGCTCCAAAACCTTACAGGAACATATCGAAAAGAATAAAAAACAATTTAGCTTCAAAATCCTAGCTTTTGGTAAAACCAAGGGACAAGTTAACTATATGGAAGAGAATATCCATCATAGATTTCACGTAGCAAATTCAGAAAGATTCTATAATGACTGTATAGGTCCTAGAAGATTTGCAAGGGTTACATTGGATAAAGCTGTTATAAGAACTATAGATAAAATCAAGTTATAATTTGGATAAGTCTAAATATTTTATTATATTGTAGTAAATGAAAAAGTCAAGATTAAAGCGGCTCATAGCCGCACTACTGGGTAGAGGTTCTGAAAAGAATAAAGGTGATGTTTGGCATAAATGTCCTTTCTGTAAACACCCAAGAAATAAGTTAAGTGTAAATTTAATAAGTGAAAAATGGCACTGCTGGCATTGTAATGCAAAAGGTAGAAAGCTATTTGTTTTACTTAGAAAATTAAATGCTACTAAAACGCAAATAGAAGAGTTGAATGATATACTGGGTGAAAGAAGCTTTGCAATAGTAGATAAGAAAAGAGACGATTACGTTTCTTTACCATTAGAATTCGTACCTCTTCTAAGCGGTAATACTAACTCTCCTCATTATAAAAATGCAATACATTATCTTAGGAAAAGAGGGTTGAGCAAAATAGATATATTAAGACACAACATAGGTTATGCAGAAACTGGCGAATATAATGGTATGATAATAATACCAAGCTACGATTCAGAAGGAGTAGTCAATTATTTTGTAAGTAGAGCTTTCTATGAAACAGATTATAAACATAAGAATCCTAATGTTTCTAAAGATGTTGTAGGTTTTGATATGTTGATAAATTGGAAAAAAGATTTGAACCTGGTTGAAGGAGCATTCGATGCTATTGCAGCAGGTGAAAATACGATACCTCTATTTGGTAAAATACTACCAGACTCTTTGAGTAAAAAGATAATAGAAAACAAAGTTAAGAGAATAAATATAATACTAGACAGCGATGCAAAAAAAGCTGCTATAAAACATTCAGAATATTTTATGGGTTATGGTATTGATGTTCATCTAATAGATTTGCCTGGAAAGGATCCAAGCGAATTGGGCAAGGACGCAGTTAACAAATTGATAGAGCAATCGAAGAAGTTAACTTTCGGAAAGATTATGGAGTACAAGATTAATGCAGCATGTTAAATTAAACATTGAAAGTGTAGATAAGATATTACATATAGCCGATATCCATATAAGGAATTATCAAAGGCATAAAGAGTATAGGTCAATATTCAAGGAATTGTATAAAGCAGCTAAAGCTTTACCTAGCAATTCTTTGATCTATATTGGTGGAGATATAGTTCATAATAAAACTGATATTTCACCAGAACTAATAGAGATAACCTCTGAATTTCTAAAGAAGCTAGCTGACATAAAACCTACGATACTTATCAAAGGTAACCATGACACTAACTTAAACAACGATACGAGACTAGATACGCTCTCTCCCATAGTTAAGAACTTAAACCATCCAAACTTATTCTATCTAGATAAAACAGACGTTTATAGAATAGCAGATTGTAATTTCTCTGTATTTGAAATATCTGATGATGCAAGTAAGTATATTAAGGCAAAAGATATAGATGGTGAAAACAAGATAGCTTTATTCCATGGTGCAATAGACTCTTCAGCAACAGATGCAGGTTTTAAGGTTGCAAATGAAGATCATAAAATGGGAATGTTTGAAGGTTATGATTTAGTATTACTTGGTGATATACATAAAAGACAATTCTTAAATAAAGAAAAAACTGTGTGCTACGTTGGAAGTTTAATTCAGCAAAACTTTGGTGAAGCTTATGAGAATCATGGTTATATAGTATGGGACGTTAAATCTAAAACATATGAAGAGTATAATATAAAGAATGAATTCGGATATTATACTGTTAACATTAAAGATGGCGTCATCAATCAAAATCTAGGAGACATCCCAAAATACCCTAGACTAAGATTCAAAACTATAAATACTACACAAGCTCAGATTAAAGAAGTAGTAAAAGAAATTAGAAAGAAGTGCAAGGTACAAGATGTAATTGTAATAAGAGAGGATAAAATAAGAGGGTCTTCAGAGAATAAGTCTTCAAGAAGAATTACAAAGGATGTAAGAAATACAGACTATCAGAATGAAATGATAGAAGAGTATCTTAATAAGAATCACGATGTTGATCCTAGTATACTAAGCGAAATTAAATCTATAAATAGAAACTTGAATAAGAATTTAAGCGATGTAGAGGTTGGAAGAGGTATTGACTGGAAACCTGTAAAATTTGAGTTTTCAAATATGTTTTCATACGGCTCAAACAATTCTATAGATTTTGAAAAGTTAAATGGCCTGATTGGTATATTTGCTCAAAACCACATTGGAAAAAGCGCATTACTTGATGCACTTTCATTTTGTCTATTCGATAGATGTAGTAGAGGAAAAAAAGCAGCCGATATAATGAATACTGCAAAATCAACATTCTCTTGTAGACTACATTTTAAGATTGAGGAAATAGATTACTTTATTGAACGTAAAGCAAAAAGGCGAAGAAATAATACAAAGATTAGAGTAGATGTTAACTTTTGGTATATAGACGAAGGTGGCGAGAAGGTAGATTTGAATGGTGAACAAAGAAGGGATACTGATAAAAATATTAGAGGTATAGTTGGAGAATATGAAGATTTCATCCTAACAGCTTTGTCTGTACAAAATAACAATACAGGGTTTATTGAAAAGACGCAAACCGAAAGAAAAGAATTGCTTTCACAATTTTTAGATATTACAGTATTTGAAGAGTTATACCAATTAGCAAATGAAGATATAAAAGAAGTACAGATTCTATTGAAAGATTTCAATAAAACCGATTACGATTCAGAATTAGTAGAAGCAGAAGATGAACTGAAAGATTCTAAAGCTGAATACAAGCAATCTAGTAAAAGCGTTTCTAGGATAAAGTCTAATATAAAAGATAAAGCCGAAGAGCTTAAAGAATTATACAAGTCTTTAAGAAAAGTTAAAAAGGATTTGGATATTACTGATCTAAAGAAAAGGAAAAAGGACTTAGAAGAAGAAGCTGTATTAGATTTAAGCAAGATAAGTAAGTACAAAGATTATACGGAAGCAAATAAAATAGAATATAAAAATTTACATTTGAATTTATCCAAAATAGATATTGAAAAAGCAAAGGCTGACCAGAAAAATTACTTAGCCGATGATAAGATAATGGAGGGTCTAAATACTAAATTAAAATTGCTAAAGTCTGAAGCTAAAAATGCCAAAGAGAAACTTGATGCAATTGGAACATTCGACCCCAATTGTGACTTTTGTAAAAACAACTCTTTTGTAAAAAGCGCAGAAAAAATAAAATTGCAATTAGATCAATGCAAAACACTCTACATAACTCTAAGTACAGATATTAGCAATCAAAACCAAAAGCTAGAATCTTATGGAGAATTCGAAGAATTGATAGATGAGTATGCAAAATTAGAAAAAAAGATTTCAACTATACAAGTTTATCAATCTGAGATCAAAGTTAAGACTATAACAAGGAAGGCAAATATCAAACGATGCAAATCGGAAATACGAGCTATAGATAAAGATATAAAGAAATACTACGAAAATGAAGAGGTCATCCTTTTTAATGAAAAAGTAAACAAAGAAATTTCAAAGAAAGAATTGTCTAAGACTAAATGGGAAGCTGACCTAGAATTGAAGGAAGAAGATCAAAAAGAAAAGCATTCTTCTGTTTCATTATGGGCTGGTAAGGTTAAAACTATAAATGAAACTATTGAGAAAGCTCATCAATTAGAACTCAAGTTAAAATCTTATGAATACTATTTAGAAGCAATACAAAGAGACGGAATACCCTACGAAATAATTTCAGAAGTATTACCTTATATACAAGACGAAGTAAACACTATTCTTTCCCAGATGGTAGAGTTTACAATAGAATTTGAAGTAGACGGTAAATCAGTTCTAACTTATATTGTGTATGATAATAAAAGGTGGTCTTTAGAATTAACTTCTGGTATGGAAAAGTTTATATCTTCACTAGCAATTAGAGTAGCATTAATAAATGTATCAAATTTACCAAGGCCAAACTTCTTAGCAATAGATGAAGGGTTTGGAACACTTGATTCTGAGAATTTGAGCTCAATGGAGAGCATGTTTAGCTATTTGAAAACTGAGTTTGATTATATTATAATAATTTCTCATATAGAGTCTCTAAAAGATGTAACTGATTCATTGATAGAGATAAATAGGAAAGGCGAATTCTCTAACGTTATCCACTAGCTCTATATTTATATATGAAACTTTAGATAGACTATTGTTGATATATATTGGAGATAAATGATGGCTCGTAAAAAAAGCTCAAGGAAATATTTAGCTGAGACACCTGTACTTATTGTAGATAATAAGTACGAGTCACAGTATTTTGAGGTCTCCGATTTCCCATCAGAATTACATGCCGGTAAAAATATGTTTAGGTTGAGTGGTAACGCTCAATTCCTAAGAAGAGGCAGTACAATAGAAGTAGAGATCATGCCAGCAAATGGCGTAGAACCTATCTATCACGAAGTCAACAATTATACAGACAATTCCAATAGAAAAGTAATATCGATATACGTATACCCAGAAGATATGACAGGTCTTGCAACTGTTACTATAAGAGGTACAGCAATAAGAAGGCCTGGTGGTAGAATTATTAAAGGTTCTTGGGGATACAAACCAAATGTTAAGTGGGAAAGAACTATTTATGTAGACCCATCCAAACCTAATATAACACCAATCTTATTTGGACACCAACCACGAATAACTATAACAGAAAATGTTAAACCCTATTTAAGCGAGTCATTTGGATCAACTCCAGCTTTTGTTAGTCAAACTGATACTGATGAAGCTGCAACATTTGTTTATTCTCATGTACCATCTTCAACTCAAACTACTGGTGGAGGCAGAGATGGAAACAATGCTGGATATAGTTATAGTACACTTGCTTATACTCAATTGACCTCTAATGACTTTACATTTAGTGCATCTATGGTTGGGGCAACAATGATATTCCCAAACCCAGCAAATAATGCTACGGGTTTAACTCCAACTCTTGGAACTATTAATACTGTACCATCTTTTACACAAGCGGGTCAACCTAATACACAAGATTATTCTTGTTCTATTATTCAAGTTGTAAATGCTTCAACTGTTAAAGTAACACCGCAGTATGCCTTTGAATATACATACACAGCATATCCAGCTTATATGGCACCACTACTTAGAGATAACAATTCAAATTATTCATCTAACCCAGTCTCGATGTATGCAACATATCAGGGTTCTGCAATGTCTTTAACTTCTTATTCAGCAAGTTATGCTTCAGAGCCAACACTATACACAGAGAATAATTATAATCTAGTTTCTTATGCAAATATTGTTATAGGTAACTTAGATCCGATGGCTGGGGATGTATATAGAGTTAAGACCTCTATGAAATCTCATGGTATGCAAACTTGGGATATACTAGCAGATGAGATAGTGGAACAAAGAGAATTATTAGCAAACCCTGCAAATATTTTTAGATTAGAGAGAACTGGTAAATTCTTGAATCAAGATGTAATAAATGGTTACTGGGCTGCAACTTCTACAAAGGCCGGAGGGGAAACAGAATTAAAAGCAGATTCAGAAGTTTTAATGGAGGGAATGATAATTTCTGGTTCAAAGGATTTAGCAGCAGAAGCTAATAGATCTCAGCAATATGTTAAAGTAAGGAATACAACACCAATAGATGTTTACAGAGATTGTGAATATCAGATATCATTTAAGGCAAGAGCTTATGGAGAAGTTGATGATGGATCTGATATAGGCAGAGAACATATGAAAGTTTATATTTCTGGTTCTGGTGTAGATTACGATCCAGTTGGATCTTCTGAACTTGGTAGGAGAATGGACAGCAATGAATTGATGGGTCCTTATGTAGCACCACCAATTTCAGTCTGGAATCATCACAGTGCTGGATTTGCATTACCAATGGCACAAGTTGGAAGTGTAAATAGATCAAGTCAAATTGCAATCCCAACACCATTGTCATCTGGAAATATTCCAGATTTCACCAATAACTCGGCTCCAGCATATGATCATGACAATTGTGTCTATACGTTCAAAGCTGATCACGATGGACAAGTAGTACCAGTCTTTCAAGTTCACTATGGTAAATGGATAATAAGCGAGGTTTCAATAAAAGCAATATCAGAAGACGGATTTACACCTAATCATACTATACTTGAAGCAAGAGTACCAGAATATCAACAAGATGATGTACTAGATTTCAAATTTGAGTTTTTCGACTTTAACGGTGTAAGAGCTGATTTAATATTAGTATCTGAAAGTATATCCTTTGCAGGTGGTAATGATTATATGAATGGACAAGGCTTTTTAGGAGAAGGTATTGTCTTTGACGGGGAAATAGGAGTAGATCCATAATGGCAAATATAAGAACTTTAGATTACATGGGATTCAATGCTGCTAGTTCTTCTTTAGGAACTAGTGGATGGATGTTCTGGTCAGGCTCAAAAACTTTAACTGGGTCTGGAGGAGCAGGAGGAGTTAATACAGATTACGACGGAATTGGTTTTGAAGCAGTATTACACTCTGAAAGTTATTTCAGATATTCAGCTTCAACAGCAGGAGCTGGCCTAGAGATGAGAACTGATACATTTTTCCTTGGGTCAACTGATTCGTTCATATCTGGTTCTGGTGACGGAACTATAGCTTTATCTTCTAGTAACTTTGAATTATCAGCCGGTGGTTCAGTTACAATGCAAGGTACAATCACAGCTACTGCTGGTGGTACAATTGGTGGATGGACTATTGGAAGTGATTATTTAGAATCCGGACCAATGATCATAGATTCAGGAGATGCATTTATATCTTCTTCTGCAGGAGATAAATGGATGATATCTTCTTCAGCAGATACAACTGATCCAGCTGGTTTTATATCTTCCTCTTTATTTAAGGTAAGAAGCTCAGGTCAATTAACAGCAAGTGCAGTTGATATATCTGGAAAAATATCAGCTACATCTGGAGATGTTGGTGGATGGGGTATACAACCAGATTATATAGCAAAGGTTACTTCTGATGGTGGAGTAAAGATATCAGCTACTGCAGATCCTTCAATAGCATTTAGAACTGGTTCACATATTGATACTACTATAATAACGCTTGGAGATTTGGGATCTAATAAATATGGTATTAAGGCATTGGATTCTGCTACTGCAACTAATACTATATTCAAATTAGGAGAAGATGGAAACGAAATTGCAGGATGGTCATTTGATAATGGAAAATTAACTTCTGGCCCTATGATGATCAATGCAACTGATGCTTTCATATCATCTTCAGCAGGAGATAAATGGCAAATCAGTTCATCTGCAGATACAACAGATCCTACGGGGTTTATTTCAAGTTCACTATTCAAAGTTAGATCAAGCGGTCAAGTAACTGCATCTGATGTACAGATAACTGGTAAAATAACAGCTACTAGTGGTGATATTGCTGGATGGACAATTGGCTCAACTAATATTTACAAAGTAAGTTCTACTGGAGGAATTTCCATAGACACAGCCCAACCCCAAATAAACTTTAGAACTGGTAGCCATTTTGATACTAGAGTAATAGCTATAGGTGATATTGGTACAGATCAATATGGTATTATTGGTTGGGATTCAACTGATACATCTAAAACTCTATTCAAATTGGGAGAGGATGGAAACGAAATAGCAGGATGGACAATAAATTCTGATTCATTAAAATCACCATCAAATTATCTAGTACTAGATTCAGCCAATCAGGCTATTTCTATATATCAATCTACATACGGAACTACTGGTATACAACTTCAAAATAATTCTGGAACACCAAGAGCATTTATAGGTAAAGGCGATGGAGAACATATTAAATTTGACGGTTCAAGTTTATTTATGTCTTCTTCTGAATTTTACATGGGATCTGATACTCAATATATATCTGGAGCTGAAGGTAACATAGAAATATCTTCTAGTTATTTCCATTTAGATAATTCTGGTAACGTTTCTATGGCTGGTATAATTACTGCAAATGAGGGAGCAATCGGTGGATGGGCAATTGGGGGAACTACTTTAACAAGTGGTCCTATGATGATAAATTCAGCTAATGCCTTTATATCTTCATCTGCAGGTGACAAATGGGTGATCTCTTCTTCTGCTGATTCTACAGACGAAGCTGGTTTTATTTCTTCATCACTATTCAAAGTTAGAAGCTCTGGTCAAGTAACCGCATCATCTGCAAAGATAACGGGTAATATAACTGCAAACACTGGACAGATAGGAGGATGGGATATACAGGCAGCCACATTAACAAGTGGTCCTATGATGATTAATTCAACGAATGCGTTTATATCTTCATCTGCTGGAGATAAATGGGTAATATCATCTTCAACTGACTCATCTGATCCAACTGGGTTTATTTCAAGTTCTCTATTCAAAGTAAGACCAAGTGGACAAATAACTGGTTCACAAGTATTATTTACTGGTGGTAGAATAGCTGGTTGGTCAATTAACAATAATGAAATTTATGATGATGGTTCAAAGGTCTACTTATCTAGTCAGAATAAATCTATATATGCCCACCCTGGTGGAACTGGTAATGATACTAAATATGTAAATCTGGGTCAAACACACAATGGAACAGGTTATACAGGATACTATGGTGTATCAGCTGTAGATGGAAATAACAATTTCATCTTTAGATTAGATGATGCTGAAAGATCGATAGCTGGTTGGAACTTTGATAACGAAAAATTACAAGGTGGTCAAATGATCATCAAAAAAGATGGAACAATAGAATCCGATGGTTTTGCATCAAACGTAGCTGGTACAGGATTTAGATTAACAGCTGCATCTGGCGGTTTCCTTGAAGTAGAGAATGCAAGAATTAGAGGAACGCTATCAACAGCGGTATTTGAAAAGGAATCTGTAAATGCAGTAGGTGGTCAATTATATATTGCAAATTCTACAATGCTAACGGGTTCAACTTTTGTAACAACGCTACAACCTTCTGGTTATACTTCATCTGAATATCCTGCTAATGAAACTACGATGTCAGTAGTAAATGTAACAGGGTTTGCAGTTGGCGAAATACTAACAGCAAAGAAAATGAACTCTACTGGGTTTGCAACTGAATATATGAAAATAGAATCTTCTTCAAGATTCGCAACTTCTGAAAACGATTTAGCTGGTGCAATATATGTTGAAAGGGGATTAGGTACATCCTTCACAGGAAACTCTGGTTCACTAGGAGATTCCGGTTCATCAGCACAATCTTATTCTGGTTCACAAGTAATTGTATCAACTGGTAAAGTTGGAACTGGATATATAAGATTAAATGCAAATCCAAATGACCCATATACACCATATATAGATATAGTAGAAAGAACTGGTTCAGATGTTTATGATGTAGATCTAAAAGCAAGACTAGGAGATCTTTCAGGAATAACAGATTACAGTTTCTCAGATGGAGTTACTGGTTATGGTTTATATACTGG